ATGAAAAATAATGATAAGAAGAAAGAGGTTCAAAGAAAATACAGAGAAGAGATTAAAAAAAAGAAACAAGAGAATGAAGATAATAAAAATTTTATTAAAGAAACAATTATTGTTGTTACGATAATTGTATTGTTTATTTTTTTCACATACACTTTGCAAGGTTTTTAACAAGAAGCCCTCTTTTCCTATTTCGATACTCTGCAATTTCCCTCACAATAAACGCTCAATTTTTTTACATGAGAATATAAAAGAAACATAAATGAAAATATAAATGAGAAAAACAACAAAAAACCCTTGTCATGTAAGGGTTTCTAAAGGGTTCAAAAATCACTTTATAAATGAGGATTTGATTGAGATATAAATGAGAATCTAAATCTTATTAGTAAACAGAATTAAACATAATAAACAGAAATAAATAATAATAAACTAACGGCGTTTATTTATCTGATTTCCGTCTTTCTTTTAATTGCTCCGTTATAATCTCCAAAGCAGCCTGTAGAATTTCATCAGTTACTTCACCGTCTTTAGCTGCAAGGAATGTTTCGGGATCGTTTAACACTTTTTTTGCATCGTCAGTGATTATATTGGATGATTTATCTTTTCCTCTTAAAAGGTAGTCTGTAGATACATCAAAAAAGTCGGCTATTTTGATTAATGTTTCGTAATCAGGTTCGCGAGTGCCTTGTTCATAATTAGCAAGTTTTCCTCTTGAAAAGCCTAATCTATCTGCGAGTTCATATTGGCTTAGACCTTTTTCTTTTCTTAAAGCTGCTATCCTTTTACCTAACATATACACTCACTCCTTGTTATTAATTATAACTTGGAAACTAAGCGTTTCTACATTTAGAAACAAAAAGTTTCTAAAAACACTTGACGGACACGTTTTGTGTCCTGTATATTATAAATCGTAAAAGGAAACAAAACGTTTCTAAGGGGGTGTTATGAATGGAAAGAGAAGTTTTGTTTTCCTTACGTGGAAACACGTCAAGAACAGTAGTTGCTAATGACTTAAACATAACTCCCCAGATGCTAGGGGCTATTGAAAGAGGGGATAGAACTCCTTCCTTAAGTCTGGCCAAAAAGATTGCAGACTATTATGGAACAACTGTAGATGAAATTTTTTTTACTCAAAGTAGACACAAAATGTGTCCTTAATATAAGACAGGGACAGATAAGGGGGCTTAATTATGAAAGTCATCTTGAAAAAAGGACCACTGTTTGAACAGGCAGAGGCCAAAGCCTACAAATACCTCAGTGGCATACTTGTTCAGCGTATGAATGAACACCAAGAGAAGCTTGCGCAAAAAAATAAAAAGGAATCAGCCTAAGTCATTTATAAACAGCATGGTCTATTAACTTCAATTTTAAAACTGAAAATCTAATATATCAGGAGGCAAACATATGGAGAACAACCCATACAACATGCGGAATTTACCGCAGATTATGCGTAGTGCCCGAAAGGCTGCAGGTCTTTCCCAATACCAAATTGGAAAGTTAATTGGAGGTAAGGATCAAAGGTATGTTTCAGATGTTGAAAATGGACTTGCCAAGCTTACTCCAGAGTTATGTATCAAGTGGTTTGAGAAGTGCGATGCCTATGAACATATTGATCTTGTACATTACTTATTCAAACTTCACCCAACAGCCGCTGCTCCAATAGATCCGGCACTTAATGAATGTGCAAGTAATGCGGTGATTAATATGGTTCACCAATTGGAGGAAGCACTGCAAGCAACCAAACATTTAGCCCGTTGGCTTACGGATAACCGACCAGGTAAAACAGAGGAGCTGCCTATGGCTGATATTAAACAGATTTTTGATTTGATTGCGGCTAACAAAACATTGATTTATTCACTTGTTCGTACTCACGGGTTGAAAATGCAGGAGCTTGCAGATAGGTGGACGCGGAAAGCTCTAGTTGATCAAGTTGCTATGGCAAAACAAGAAGGAAGGCAGGCGGTTTCAATATGAATACTAATCATTTCTTGAAGTCAGATGTTCCTATCGCAAAAAGAAAAATCGAATCAGCAGAAGAGCTATCAATCATGCTGTCAGAGGCATTACGTGATGGTGATTATGAAGAAGCGATTAGTCTTGCTGGAAGCATCAAGGTTCTTACTGAGGATATTAGCCGGCTTGCAAACAAAGGACGTCTTTATGAAACGGCATTGAAAATGCAACAGCAAGGTATCAACTTAACTGTAGTGAGCAGGTGTATAGGATGATGGTTCATTTTGTTCATAAACCGGCAACTGCTCTGGAAGTTCGTAAATGGTGTGCGATGATTCGTAACAATAGTGAATTCCATCTGTTATGGGATAGACGTGCAGACAAATTCAGAGAGGAGAATATGAATGGTCGAAAACCCAATGGTCATAAACAACTGGCACGATAAGCTGACTGAAACGGATGTGCAAATAGATTTTTACGGTGATGAAGTAACACCAGTTGATGATTATGTAATTGATTGCGGCGAAATCATTCTGAGAGAGAACTTGGAAAGATATCTAAAGGAGCAACTTGGATTTGAATTTAAAAATGTGCAATAAAAAAGCCCACTCGGACAAAGTGGACTTCTTTAAAGGCTATCTAAAAAACTCATGTGCAAATATTTTATCAGATAGCCTCAATAAAAACAATGGGGGTTAGGTGGTATGACAAGCAAACGGGCTGAGGTTCATGCTAAGACTACTGAAATGAGCCGTGATGAATGGCTTATTGAAAGGAGAAAAGGAATTGGCGGCTCAGATGCATCTGTTATCTTGGGGTTAAACAAGTGGAAGACACCTTTTGAGTTATGGTTAGACAAAACAGGACAGGTCCCTGTAAGTGAATCACAAAGTGAAGCTGCTTACTTTGGATCATTGCTTGAAGACATTGTTGCAAGAGAATTTGAGATACGTAGTGGCAAGAAGGTTAGACGTAAAAAAGCAATACTCAGACATCCAGAACATGATTTCATTTTGGCAAATGTTGACCGAATGATCGTTGGTGAAAAAGCGATCCTTGAATGTAAAACAACCTCTGCCTACAACTTAAAAGAATGGGAAGACGAAGAAATCCCCGAAAGCTATATCGTGCAGGTCCAGCATTATCTGGGGGTGCTTGGACCTGAATATCAGAAAGCTTACTTTGCTGTGCTGATCGGCGGGAACAAATTTGTCTGGAAAGAGATTGAGAGAGACGACGAGTTAATTGACATGATCTTTGAAGCAGAGATTGAGTTCTGGAATGACAAGGTCTTAGGTGGACAAGCTCCTGCTTTAGATGGTTCAAGTGCTGCGGAGGAATACCTCAAAAAACGATATACCGAAACGGAAAATAACAAAGCTATTGATTTAACTGCGGCTAATCGAGAACGTATTCAACAATACTTGCTTCTTAAAGAACAGATCTCAGAACTTCAAAGCCAGGCAAAAGAATTAGAGAACCAGATCAAACATGAAATGAAGGACGCAGAGTATGGGTTTATCGGAAACTATCAAGCTTGTTGGAAGCCTATTGTCTCAAATCGAGTTGACACGAAAAAGCTCAAAGAGCAGTTTCCGGATATTTACGAGAAGGTCAAAAAGGAAACTCATTTCAGACGTTTTGCAATCAAGGAGGTTAGCTGATTATGGCTACTAATCAATCAATTAAAAACAACATCCAAAAGAAACAAAAAAGCGCTCCTGTTCAGCAACAAGGGGCAACCATGAAAGGCTTACTTTCCTCACCATCCGTTATTAAGCGATTTGAGGAAGTGTTAGGGAAGAGGGCTACACAGTTTACGGCCTCTATCTTAAGCCTTTATAACAGCGAGCAGATGTTACAGAAAACAGACCCTATGAGCGTTATTTCATCTGCAATGGTGGCAGCTACACTCGATTTACCTATTGATAAAAACTTAGGGTATGCCTGGATTGTTCCTTATGGAGGAAAGGCTCAATTCCAGCTGGGATACAAAGGATATATCCAGCTAGCCTTACGAACAGGCCAATATAAATCCATCAATTGCATACCGATTCATGAAGGCGAATTGCAGAAGTGGAATCCGTTGACTGAGGAGATCGAGATTGATTTTGAAAAACGAGAATCAGACGCGGTAATTGGTTATGCAGCTTATTTTGAGTTGATAAATGGCTTCCGAAAAACAGTGTACTGGACAAAGGCACAAGTAGAGAAACACAAAAAGAAATTCAGTAAATCTGATTTTGGATGGAAAAATGATTGGGATGCGATGGCTCTTAAGACTGTATTAAAAGCAGTTTTGAGCAAGTGGGGGATTCTCTCTGTGGAAATGCAAAAAGCAGTTATTGAGGAAGATGAAACAAGAGAACGGATTGACATTACCAATGAAGCGGATAGCTCAGAAATTATCGATTCCGCGCCTTCAGATAAAGAAGAAACAGAAAAAACAACCTCGCAGGAAGCTGATCCTTTTGACGGCAAGCCTATAGACATAAAAGAAGATGAACTTCCGTTCGATTGAGGTCGGCAACTGTGACATAACTGCACACTGTGAAAGGAAGTAGGTGATTGACTTGAACATCAAAGCAATGGGGTATGTGGTCATACCCCGACTACCATTCAAAGAGTTTAGGGATGAAAAAATTTATGATCATTTGTTCAAAAGAGCTGAATACAGGCCAAATCAAGAGCTAGAACTTGGGCAAACCATTATCAAAGTTGTGGAACTTGCAAAAGATTTTAACTGGTCAGCTGCACAAATCAAATACTCACTAGACCGAATGGAGAAACAGGGATATATCAGATTGGACCGTCTTCCACAAAAAAGAGGGTTCATCGTCACCATACTTCATTATGCAGACTACATACAGTTAGGAAATTACATGAAGAAAAAAGCTTTGGAACCAGCTGAGATTGAACATCAGGAGGTCGATGACAAAATGAAAAATGCCTTTGAGCTATATGAAAACAAAGTTGCTCGGTCAGTCGGTCCTATAGAGGCACAGCGAATTGGATACATGGTCGACGATTATGGTGAAGAAAAAGTGATGGAGGCTATCAAGACAGCGTTTCAGCTAAAGGGGAAATCAGTAAGTTTGTCATATGTTCAAGCCATCTTATCAAATCCATTCACTCAAAAGAGAAAGGAGACACAATATGGCTATAAACAAAGCAGTCAGTATAGACACCGCATTTCAAACGATCATGCAGGAGCTTCGGGAAAAGTCAGCCCGCTTTTTGGGAACAAAACAGGCCGTATCCGAAGAAAAGGCTGAATTTGATTGTCCTTATTGTAAGGATCGTGGAATTGTCGTTTATCGGGTCCATAAGGACACTTCTTGGCATTTAGATGAACAGTTAGACCTTATGGTTCCAGACGATATGGTCTCGGAAGATGATTTTCTGTTAGGTAAAGTTTGTACGCCGGATAAAGCTAGCGAATGGAAAGATACTTATTCAAAACAGTGTGAATGTGTAAGACGAAAGAAAATTGCAAGACTCATGGAAGCTAGTGGCATTACAGAAGAGTTTGAAAAGCTTCTCTTTGGTAACTTCATCACGGACGGTAAGCCAGACATGATCAAAGATGCTTATGAATGTGCAGTGGAATACTATAAAGATTTTCAAAAAATCAAAGGAGAACGGCAAAACAGTATCGCATTACTTGGACAGCCAGGTAGCGGTAAAACTCATTTGCTCACAGCGATTATGAATAATCTGATCAAGAAAAAATCAATTCATTGTATGTACTTTCCTTACGTAGAGGGCATGGGTGATTTAAAAGCTAACTTTGACAACTTAGAAGCAAAACTGGATGCCATGAGAAAGGTCGAAGTTCTATTCATTGATGATTTATTTAAACCAATAAACGGTCAACCAAGGGCAACCGACTGGCAGGTTGAACAAATCCAGTCAGTCTTAAACTACCGGTATTTAAATCACAAGCCTTTGCTGATTTCTTCGGAGTTAACAATCGATGAGCTTTTGGACATTGATGAGGCTCTTGGTTCACGAATTCACCAGATGTGTCGTGATTACATAGTGATTATTAAAGGCGATCGAATGCAATTAAATCATAGGTTAGGTGATTGGGGATGAAGGAGAAAATGAATGTAAAAGCAACTGGCGGACTTTATATATTTGGACCTTCAAATCCAATTGAAGGTAAAGATCTTACACCAACTATCCGTTTACTTGAGGAAAAAATAAAGCAAATGGAGCGGATGCTGAGTGCTTAAAGCAGTCGTTTCTCTGCTGACAATTTTACTCTCCGCACCGAGAATAGAAAAAGAAATTCAGCTATGGGAACAGCTTGACGGGAGGTAAGAACAGTTGGATTGCATTAAGTTCACTGTTTATGGTGAGCCAGTCGCACAGGGGCGGCCGCGTGGATCAATACGAAATGGGAAGGTGCATATGCGAGATCCAGCGAAATCAAAGTATTTCAAGCAGTATGTAGCTTTGGTTGCGTCTCAGCATCGACCAGAAAAAGTTATTACTGGTCCTGTCTCAATGGATGTCAAAGTGTACAGACCAATGCCAAAATCGGTTTCAAACTCATCAAAGAAGAAAGAAAAAGCCGAAAAAGGTCTTCTGAGGCCGACCACAAAGCCCGACGTTGATAACTATGTAAAGGGTGTGAAAGATGCTTTGAATCATCTGATATACAAAGATGATAGTCAGGTAGTGGATCTGAAAGTAAGCAAGTTTTATAGCGAAGAGCCGAGGGTGGAGATCAAGATAAAAGAGTTTTCTGCCTAAAAATAAAAAACACCGAAGCGCTTAGCCTCAGTGTTCTTGATATGAACTGGTACTTCTATCATAACACAGGGGGCGCTTTGAGTGTACAATCCAAGAGAAATAAACATCAAAAAAGACTTCACTATTAAGCAGAAAATTGATCCAGGAAAAGTTAAGATCATTGTTTTAGATGGGAATCAAGGTACAGCACATGTCTTAGATGCTCCTGAGCACGGTAAAACTGTTATTCAAACTGTAAAGGGGAGCTTTGCGCGGGTTGATCATGAGATTGGGTTTAAGGTGAGGGGATAAATTAAGGAAACATTACTATTAACATAAATAAGCATGAAACTGGTTGTAAGTGAACAGTTAACCGGTTAGAAGTTGGGATTATTAGAACTCTGTATGTTTTTAATAATTGAATATAAATAAAAGCCTCTATAAAGAGGCTCTTGGATCCTATTTTCTAACTGTAACATAAAGGGCGCCTAATAAAGCACCGTTTGATTTATACATCCAAACTTCTGCTTTATTACTACCTGAGTCTTTCAAACCTACAATTTCACGACCAGATACTTCGACATACTGAGACCCCTTTACAACGACAGCCCAAGAAGCATTATCATCGATTGGATAAGATTTGCCTACGTTAATAGTTACGCTTCTAGCCATCGTTTTAAAAGGGGCATCTTCTGATAATGAATTCAAATGCATGGGTTGATTAGATTGAACTGGTTCTTGAGCAGATGCTATACCACCTATAGAGAAGGATAAAGCAGAGACCGCGAGCAGGGATGCTACAGATTTTCTTAATTTCATTCTGAAACACTCCTTTAATTTTTTTGTGTTGCATTAGAATAGTTCACCATTAGTTAAGTTTTTCCTTGTAAATAAATGTTAACTAAATGTGAAATAAGAGTTGATTTAATAATCAACTCTGTTACCCAATGCGTTTTATTGGATGCATTGAAGAAGAATTTACAGGTTGCTAAAATTAAGGAAGATTAAGAAGAAGAAGGTGACTATTGATGAATTTGGGAGAAAGTCTTAACAAATTATTGAGTGCTTTTGGGATACCCACTGTTGTTATTTCAATAGTGTTCTTAGTAATAAACATTTTTAAAGTATTCCAACCAATTACTTTATTATCTTCGAACATATTTGAACAGAAGCTATTCTCCAAAGAAAGATTGTTTTTTGTGAAGTTTTGTAAGTATTTACTGTATGCTTTAGCTTGGATGTGTATTTTTTATTCAATATCAGAGACTCTAAGAGACAAACTAAAATGGGATTATAACGAAGTGGTGTCTATCTGTTCACAAATAATATTGGGAGGAATATTCCTCTTTCTTGTAATTGTTAATGAAATTCAAAATCCAAATCGTTGGTTTTTTAAATTGAAATCAAAAAAACTATTTAAAATTATAATTGTGACTATATATTTAACTTCTTTATTCACTTTTTATATTCAATTTTATTTGCTGATAGCATTCCCTCAGTTTAAAGATTTGGGAATGTTAATTGCAGTAATAATTATGTTTTTTGTCCTTTGTTCGGCAATTCCTTTCATATCTATTCCTGTATTAAGATTGATTAATTGGACTACTAAAAAAACTGTGTATATAAGAGATGAAAATAATAAGAAATGGTTTATCTTATATCCAATAAATAAGGAAATCATTTTATTGGGGGATGATAGCGATCCTAAAATGTGCAAAAAAACTAAGATGAAAAAACTAGAAGATTTGTATAACGAGCCAATTTTACTAAAAGTTAAAGATAACTAAGTCCAAGACGGAGAGCCTGCGGACACTGAACTACAGTATTATGCTGATGGTTTGGTGTCCGTTTTTTATTTGAAAAAGGAGGACACAATCATGAATCGAAAAGATATTGAAAATCTAATCAATAGCTATCACTGGATGGTGAAAGAGGTTCAACGGTTGCAGAGAATACTCTATGGTTCCGTAATTCCAATGAAAAATTGGGGTGTTGCTCAATATGGATTAGAAGCTGTTATGCCAAAAGGAAGTCCTGGGAAGAGTCAGGCTGAGCTAAGGCAAATGGATATGAGAGAGGAACGTCTTTTCAAACGTCTTAAGTATTATGAAGAGCTAGTATATGCAGTTGAATTAGGGGCTGAAAAGATCAAAGGAGAGCAGCACAAAGTTATTTATGATTGCATGATGGAGGGGATGAGCTACCGTGCTATTGGTCTTCACCTTGGCATTTCACGGGAAACTGTACGCAAAATGAAAGACGAATTGATCAGCCAATTATGCCAAGATTGCCACTTTGAGCGTTTGTTGAATCTGAAAAAATCTGTAGTGTAAAATGGGAGGCAGGTCGGTGCGGCAGAAATTTTATTGAGCCACCTAAACCATATAGTACACAGGATAATAAATCATTCGACAAATTCTGCAAAGTGTTCCTTTGTCCTTTTCTTTCACCGATAATAAGGAGGGAGGGGATAATAATGGAAAAAGAGTTAACCGAATTAATTGCTCAAAGAATATCTACATTAGAGGAAGACAAAAGATTATTAGAAGAGACGAAAGAAGTTTTTATTGATACTCTAGATCAACAAAGAGATAAATTTCTTGAGTTGTTCAACAAAATCAAACCAATTTTGTTACAAGTCATTGAGACCAAAGGGAGCTTTTACAATAGTGAGTTAGATTTAAATTCACCTCATGGACCAGTTATTGCAGCAACAAATCAAGAAATGTATATATTTGATGTAAGATCTAGAACTGTTAAAAAATATCGCATATTCGATTATGAAGAAATTCCATCTAATATAAATTTATCTAGTTTTTTTGAACATTTTTCGTTTAAAACAGCGTATGCTAGTCTAGTTGAGCAAATAGACTATCATCAGAATCTAGTAGAGAGAATAAACAAAAAAATTGATCAGGCAAGACAAGAATTAGAGAGTATTTGAGCATCCTGCGGGGTGCTTTTTTAACATTTTATTAGTAATATCAATACGCTATATACCTTTGATGAATTTTATAACTATTCAAGTTTATTCTTTCAACTAGAAAAGGAGTATTAGAGTGGAACAAGATAATACATTAGTAGAAAAGCTTAAATTGCTAGATGAGGGGTTAAGGAAGGAATTAAATCAATATAAAGATATAAAGGGAATTGTTGAAGGTAATGATTATGTACAAATCCTAACAGAAATAACTCCTATTGTTAAGTTTGCAAAAGGTGTATATGACTTTTCACAGGAAATGAAATTTAGTTGGTTTCTAAAAGGCTTCAGGGAAGACAAAAAGCCTCTGGAAAGTCAAATACAAAAACTCAGAAAGTATATCAGTAATCGTCATAGAGCAGAATTTATTGCAAATACAATAAATGGAGTTCTGGCAGCAAACTCCAGTGAAGCGTGCTTAATAATAGGTACTATTTTAAATTCAACTCTAAAGCAAGATAAAGAAATAAGTCATGAAAAATTAGTATGTATTAATGCTCTCACCTCCTTATTTAATCATGATATAAATAATCTTGAAAAAATTTTGGATTATGTATTTAAATCAAGAGGAGCTGATGCAAAATCAATAATACATGAAGATGTATGGAGTTGTTGTGACAATGAAAAAGAAGAGGCAAGTAGTTTGTATTTAACTTTAGATAAATGTGTTTCGTTCCAAATTGTTAGCAGGGAATACGAGACAAGAACAGACTCTTCAATTGATGTAGAATTTGAATCGGTAGACGTAGATACAGCGTTAGATGATTACTACGTTATAACATCTGCAGGAAGTTTATTATTTGATTATATAAAAAGAATAAAATCTTATTATTTGTAACTATATTTTAGGCTTTCCTTTTCAGGAAAGCTTTTTCAAAACAACTCAATCAAAAAGGAGGCGGCATGAATGTAGATGGTTGAAAAGCACATACAGGCGTATAAGGATTACCTCAAAGGTATGAAATACAAGGAGCTTGCTGAGAAATATGGGGTGTCTATTAACACAATCAAATCTTGGAAACAGCGGCATGGTTGGCAAAGAAAAAAGGGTGCACCCGCTAAGAAAAGTGTGCACACAAAAAAAGTAGGTGCACCTCTCGGTAACAAGAATGCGTTAGGTAATAAAGGAGGCGCACCAAAAGGAAATCAAAACGCTGTGACTCATGGATTCTTCTCAAAGTTCCTGCCAGAAGAAACGCTATCCATCATGGAAGGGATTCAAGAACGTTCGCCTGTAGATATGATATGGGATCAGATACAGATCCAATATGCTGCAATTATAAGGGCACAAAAGATCATGTTCGTTTCTGATAATCAAGAAATGATTAAGGAACTGAAAAAGAAAAAGTCTGTCCTATCTGAGACGAACGAAGTCGAAGAGGAAGAATACGAATTCCAATTTTCTTGGGATCGTCATGCCACTTTCTTGAATGCTCAATCTAGGGCAATGGCAGAACTCAGGAACCTAATTAAACAGTTTGATGAGTTAGCTCATGCAAAAGACGAAAGACGCCTTAAATTGGAGCATATGCGTTTAAGTATAGACAAGAAAAAATTAGAGATTGAAGAACTTACAGAAGAAGATAAAACTTTTGAGATCACCATTGTGAACAAAGGTGATGACAGTGATTAAACAAGTAAATCCTCATTTTAAAGAATTTCTTTTTGACTGGAATCAAAAGTTTCAGTTTCTCGTGGGTGGTTATGGATCATCCAAAAGCTATCATGTTGCTTTGAAGATTGTTCTGAAATTGCTTATAGAAAAGCGTACTGCTCTTGTTATCAGAGAAGTGTACGACACACATAGGGACTCTACATTTTCACTTTTTGATGAACTTGTAAGTGATCTGAAATTAGATCATATCGTTAGGTGTGTATCTTCGCCCATGCAGATTCGATTTTCAAATGGCAGCCGCATCATCTTTAAAGGGATGGATAAGCCAGCCAAACTGAAATCAATCAATAATATTTCGCTTATTTGGATTGAGGAATGTTCTGAAGTGAAGTATGAGGGATTCAAGGAGCTTCTAGGACGTCTCCGTCACCCGACATTGCCGCTTCATATGATTCTCTCAACAAATCCAGTAGGAGAAGATAATTGGACTTTTAAGCATTTCTTCAAGGATGATAGGGAGAAACGCTTTGTGTTAAATGACAAGGAGCTTTATGAAAAGCGGATAATCGTTAGCAACGACACCTATTATCATCACTCAACGGCGGATGATAATCTTTTTCTGCCAGAAAGCTATGTCCAGCAACTTGAAGAATTGAAGGAATACGATCCAGACCTTTACCGAATTGCGCGGAAAGGTCATTTTGGCGTGAATGGAATTCGAGTACTACCGCAGTTTGAAGAGCGGCCACATGAAGAGGTTATGACTGCAATCTCTAATATTAACCGTCCACTTAAACGAGTTGGCATGGACTTTGGTTTTGTTGAGTCGTATAACGCTGTTGTTAGGGTTGCTGTAGATCATGAAAAGAAATATCTCTATATCTACTGGGAGTATTACAAAAATGGACTAACGGACGATAAGATGGCCGAAGAACTCAAGGAATTTGTAGAGACTAACGAATTAATCAAAGCGGATTCTGCAGAGCCAAAGACAATCCGTTATTTTCAACAACACGGTTTCAATATGGTGGGGGCCCGTAAGTACCAAGGATCACGCCTCCAATACACAAAGAAGATCAAACGGTTCAGGAAGATTATTTGCTCTGATCGTTGCGAGTACACGATTTATGAACTTAAACCGCTCACTTATGCTACTGATAAGCTGGGGAACATCATAGAAGACGAGTTCACGATAGACCCGCATACACTGTCAGCTATCTGGTACGCTCTCGATGATTATGAGGTAACCGATTTGAAAGAAGAATCTAAAGGAAGACCACAAAGATCAAGACCAGGAAGGAGGTAAAGCATGTCAAAACAATCTGTTAAAGCACGAGTGGTCAAAGCCTCTCCACCTACTGAATCGACTAAACAAATTTATGAGGATGAATTTGCGGACAGTTATGACAGCAATATTTTACCGCCTCCGTATAATCTTAAAGAATTAAAGATGATTGCTGAGTATTCAACGATCTTACAGCAATGTGTTGATGCCTACAGGACAAATATTGTGGGTTTTGGATTTGATTTTGAGTACTCGTTTGATGTGAATTCGCCAGATGTGACAAATGAAGAAAAAACAGAAGCTGAAAGTGAATGGACAAAGCTTGAAGAATTCATTAAATACCTTCACTTTGATGAGTCAGCTGAGACTTTACTTGGTTTTGTTATTGAAGATCGAGAAAAGACAGGGAATGGATTTATCGAGGTCATTCGAAACGGTGAAAATAAGCCAGCCGGCATTGAATACATGGATGTTCAAAATGTTCGGGTTTGTAAATTGTCTGAACCAATTGAAGTTGATTTTACATACTTCGAACAAGGACAAATGAAATCAATCAAAAGAGAGAAACGATTCCGAAAGTATGTTCAGATGATTGACGGCCGTATGGTTTACTTTAAGGAATATGGTGATCCCCGTACTTTAAATTTAGAGACAGGTCAATATGATGAACAGACTCCATTCGAGAAACGAGCAAATGAAGTGGTCCATTTCAAAATAGGAAGCGGTACTTATGGGAAACCACGGTGGATTGGCCATATTGTTAATCTGTACGGGGCTCGAAAAGCTGAAGAGCTGAACTTTATGTACTTCAAACAAGGTAGACATATTCCCGCTGCCATCACAATTGAAAATGGTATGTTATCAGAGGACTCATACACACAATTACAGGATTACATGAATGGGCTAGAAGGTGTGGAAAATGCTCATAAGTTTCTTTTACTTGAAGCGGAAGGCATAGCGAAGGGGAAAAACATTCATGGTGATGAAGAGATTGCTCCAGTGAAAGTTGATATTAAATCACTTGCTGAAATCCTTCAAGAGGATGCCTTGTTTCTTGAATATGACCAAAAGAGCCGAGACAAAATTAGATCGGCTTTTCGTTTGCCACCACTTTATACAGGTGAAGCTCAAGATTACAACAGAGCGACTGCAGATACAGCAAGAAAGATTACTGAGGAACAAGTCTTTCAGCCAGAAAGAAAATTAATCACAGGTAAACTAAATGCTTTATTTCTAAATGACCTTGAAATTCATAAGGTTCGTCTTCAGCTAAAAGGACCAGACTTTAGAGATCCGCTTGAGATTGCTAAGGTTCTAACACCGTTTATAACAGCTGGTGCAGTTTCTCCGAATGATCTACGTGATTTAGCTGGGAGAGTTCTTGGTAAGACGCTTGAGGAATGGCCTGAGGAAGAATACAACCGGCCGCTTGGTAAGAATAGCGTGGGATCAGATTCTGATTCTTTGACTGCGCTGTTTAAATCTGAGAGCGGTACTTCTAATATGATTGGGTTATTAAAAGATATGCGGGATGTTCTGGAGGATCTGAAGAGATGAACAAAACAGATAAACTGCTGGAAAGTCTAAATTCTCTTATTAAAAAAGCCGAGGAAAGTGAGCGGAAGAATTTAATGGAGAGTGTACCAGACTTCCCCGGCCTTTCTAAGATACCCGGCTTTGTTGAAGAATATGAAAAAGGTATCGCTCGATTGCTCAGACGCCAGCGTAAGAGGTTTTTAGATGGGCTGAATGGTTTTATAGGTAAAGACTCGAAAGAAACGCTGGAAGCCCTTCTGATGTTTTTTACACAGAACTTATTTGCAGCAGATGACTTCGAGGAAGAATTTCAGGAGCTTACCGAGGGATTTCTGCAGCAGACCGTTGAGGAACTGGCCGGAGTGATCATGGATTCATTGGATCCGGATGTCCCATTTGAAGCTTTATCTACCAGGGCAGCGGATTGGATCAAAGGTTGGTCTGAAAAGCTGGCCGAGATCATGAAGCTGAATACTCATGAGGCAGTGGAAAACGTGCTGACAGATGCTATCGAGGACGGGGCATCTATCCAGGACATTGAATTGACTCTCAAAGACATGCCGCAATTCGATAGGGAGCGGGCCCGGACCACGGCCATAACTGAAGTGCTTGCTGCTTCCTCTGCCGCTCAGCATGAATCATATGCACAATCGCCGGCAGTAAAGAAAAAGAAATGGCGGCACAGCGGAGGGAAGAAAAACAATCCACGTGAAAATCACATCGATCTTGACGGCACAGTCATTGGAGTGGATGAAGAATTTCAGATACCAGGTAGCAGCGAGACTTGCATGTTCCCGAGGGATCCTAAACTTTCAGCGGGGGAGCGGGTTAACTGCCATTGTGTTTTATCGCCTGTGGTAGATAACGAGATTTTAGGATTATCAGCCGAGGAAAAAAAAGAGATTCGGAGAGAAGCCTTAGCAAACATGGAATAAAATAGTATAATTACCTCGTTACTAAAAAACGGAAGGTGAAGCGGTTGAATTATTATAGTCAGATCGCAAAGGTTTTTGAAGAAATGGAGAAGAGAAATAGTGAACTTCTTAAGGCCACCAGCATGTCCTCTCAGATTCATTCTCTTCACCGAAAAATAAATTTACCAAGAAAAAGATTTGAGTCGCTAATGGCACAACGTAAAGCGTTTGAAAAGGTGGTTCATACTAATCACGCTCACAGAATTCAAAAGGTAATGAAGATGGCATCTTCTGCTAAAGAAATGACAATTCCAACATTTCCTAAAATCAATTTGCAATTGCCAAAGATTACAATTGATTATGCGAGAATTGAAAAAATTACATATCATAACTCTCGTCATGGATGGACTCTAACTGAAGAAATTCCAATACAATTTTATCTGGATGATGCATTCCTAGGTTACGATCAAAAGGAATTAGATAATACCTTTGTGTCATATTATGAAAGAGATAACTATAAGCAACTTGACGGACTAAAAGAAGTTTTATTGGAAGGTCTAGGTGATAGGTGGAAAGAACTTATCGAGCACTCGTTTGAATTATATGTGGAAGGTGGATTTAGGATATCTATCCCTACACTCATCACAATTATTGAAGGTGAAATGAGCGAGTTAACGGAGAGTTTAAAAGTCGGGATGAAATTGATGAGTGAATTTAAAGACAAGATTGATGAGAGCGATAAATATTTAGCGATTGCATCGTATTCTATTTTTTATTTCTTTGAGGACAAGCTCTTCAAAACACATTTATTTGATGAAGAAAGACAGCCTATGATTAATAGAAATTGGATCCTTCATGGAAGAGATAATCCCCAACATTGGGGAAAAGCCGACGCCTTGAGACTTCTAAACACTTTAGCCACGATACAGTTTATAAAAACAATAAAATTTGAAGAAGTAGAAAAAGTGTAAATGTGTGTTTCATATAACTATACACACGGTATAGAAGCTCTAGGTTGAGCTGGGGGTTATAAAGGGATGTATCTGTCTTCTTTTTAAAATTTAGTACACTTCTAACGCCATTAAATCCTTAGTGGCGTTTTTAATATTTGGAAGGAGGTGAACAACATGCCAAGAGAATTGGTAAACGCAAAAATCACACATGTTTCTTATGTCGACAAGGCTGCTAATCAAAAGCAGTTCTTTTTTATGAAATCAGAAAAACAGCCGGACTTTCAAAAAGAGGTCAAGGTTCTTGCGAAAGAAGCAGACGAGCAGAAACTTGTTTACGGTATTGTTTATGAACCGAACACAGTGGACGCCCACGGTGATTTCATGACTGCTGCAGAAATTGAAAAGGCCGCTCATGGATTCCTGAAAGATGCCCGTAAAATTGATAAGCAACATGATTTTCAGGGTGGTGTCGGCGAGGTGGTTGAGTCCTATGTCGCGCCTGCCGACTTTTTAATGAATGGGGAAACTATCAGAAAGGGCTCATGGGTCCTCGTTACAAAGGCTTCCGAAGAAGTTTGGGAGCAAATCAAAAAAGGTGAAATTACCGGTTATTCAATGGCTGGTACCGCAGAGACAATTGAAAAACAAGAAGAAAAGCCCATTTCTCAAGAGAAAACAGATGAGAAAGGGCTTTTTAATTTGCTCAAAAACTTTTTTGTTGGAAAACAACATCAATCATATGAAGAGCCGGTTGAAAAGGCGGGCAGAAAGTTTTCTGCTTCAAACCTGCAAGAAATTAAGAATGCTCATGCAGCCCTTGGTAATTTACTGAGTCAGGTAGAAACAAAAGAGGAGGAAGAAGAAATGACTTCGGAGGAAGTAACGAAATCCATTCAAGAAGCATTAGAGCCAATTAAGAAACGTCTCGAGACATTGGAAAAAGAGGAAGAGCTTAAAAAGAAAGATAAAGAAAAAACAGAAGAAGAGGTTGAAAAAGAGGGCGAGAAGTTGAAAAAGGCAATTTCAGAAGCTGTTCAACCGCTCGTTGATCGGATTGAAGCAATCGAAAAAAGCCGGGGAACATCTAAGCAAACTGAAGAATCGGGGTCTGAACAAGTTCAAAAATCAATCTGGTCAGGGTTGTTTTAATGTATAAGGAGGATACGAATGAGAAATCAAGAGGTTATTAATAAAGCAGAAATGACGCTTTCTACTTTAGAGAGCGGTGGGATTATGAATCCTACTCAAGCTTCAACTTTTATTCGAATGGTTCAAGATACGCCAACTATTTTAAGAGATGCGCGAGTTATTCAAATGGATCATGACACACAGAAAATCGAGAAGATCGGTTTTGGTCAGCGTATTTTAAGAGCGGCCCAAGAGGGAGTGGCGCTAACTAAGGATCAAAAATCAGTTCCATCAACTAGCACAGTTAACTTAAGTACAAAAGAAGTAATTGCTGAAGTTAACATTACCTATGACACACTTGAAAACAACATCGAAAAAGATGGCCTTCAGAATACAATCATGCAAATGATAGCTGAACGTGCTGCAGTTGATATTGAAGAGTTGCTTGTAAATGGGGATACATCTTCATCCGACTCATATCTTGCACAATTAGATGGCATCAGAAAACAAGCTACATCTCACATTGTTGATGCTGCAGGTGAGGAACTGACACGGCAGACGTTCAAGCGAGGATATAAAGCTGTACCTCCTAAATATTTGCGAATTCCGCAGGAGTTCCGTTTTTATACATCGCCTGGTATTGAGGTTGAATGGAAAGATCGTGTAGCGGATCGTCAAACGGACTTAGGGGATGCAGCTGTTCAAGGTGGTCTTTCTTCTGCGTTTGGTGTTCCGGTCAAAGGTATTGCGAATTTACAACCTTATACGATTGGAGAAGGAGATACAGCCACAGATGTTTCTGATATCATCCTTACTCATCCGAAGAATATTATTCTTGGATTCTCTCGTAACATTCGGATTGAAGTAGATAAGGACATCCGTCGCCGTATGTTTATCATTGTTTTGACAGCGAAATTGGATAGTGTTTTTGAAGAAGAAGACGCAGTAGCCAAGATTGTGAAAGTGAAGGAGTAGGTGGTCTGGCGTGTATACTGCAAAGCTTATTAAAGGCAAAACATATAATGTCATGGGAGTTACCTTTCGAGCAGGTGCCAGTCTAGCAGTACCAAAAAAGCTCTATGAGTATTTAAATGAAAATCCATATTTTGTACTAAATCAAGAGCTTAAAAATCAAAAGGATGATCCGATAAATTATACTGAATCGGAATTGAAAGGTATGAATAAAGCAGAGCATGAATCCATTATTTCTAATCTTGGTGGCAATCCGTCTGACTTCAAAAACGCAGATGAAAGAATTGCCTACATCCTTAACAAAATAGATAACAAAGGGGAGTGACCTTATGCTGCTAATCACTCCCGATGAATTAAAGAGTTATTCAGTTTTTGAGTCTGTAAAGACCAGACCTGACGAGTTGTTAAAACAGGATATACTTGAGGCTACTGCTGATATCATTCTCAAAGTTGGACATGATTTTTCAGATGCAGAGTATATTCCTTTGCCTGAAACGGTTCGACTGGCCCTATTAAAGTTGTCTCAGTTTTATGCTCTTATAAATGGCGACGAGTCAATTATTAAAGGATATACAACTGAAAAAATTGGTGATTATTCTTATACTCTAGGGGATGGCAGTTCTCTTCAAAAACCTGATGTGTATGCATTAATAAAAGATTATGTAAAACCGGGTGACCCTGATTTAGAAGGGGTTGAAGCGAAAGTGCGGATGAGATCAATATGAGTTATCGATCTTTACTGACTCACAGATGTGACATTTACCATCTGCAGGAGAAAAAAGAAAATAGAAAGCAAAAATTCGGTGTGCCGGTTGAAGATGTTCAACCGGTTTTTTCGTACCCTGATGAGCCGGACATAGAAAATCAGCCGTGTTATTTTACAGAAAAGAGTCAGTCCATTATCCAACAGGAACCGAATGTAGCTATTTATCAATCATTCCTTGTGCATTTCCCTGCTACTGCTGATATTCGAGTAAATGACAGGGCGGTTTGGGATGGGACTGCTTATAAATTACAGAAGCCCCGCAAAATCAGGAATCATCATTGGGAAGTGACGGCAGTACGGGAGGTTGAATATCTGTGAAGATAAAAGGTCTTGATCAGTTCATTCAATCATTAAACCGTGCTTCTCGTGGAGGATTGAAAGGGAAGTACGAGGAGTGGCTTGAAGCTATTGGTTTTGAGTTCCTAGACATTATCCAAGATCAAATTATCAGGACGAAGACGGTAGACACACGCCGCTTGCTTAATTCCTTTCAGAAAGGTGACCAGGATAATATCTTTTCAATGACAAAAGGCAGCTTAAAGTTGGATGTTGGAACAAATCTGGAATACGCCTCATACGTGAATGACGGGCACTTTACTATCGATCCGTCTAAAAATCAGGATAGACGATGGGTCCCAGGGCGGTGGAAAGGCGACCGTTTCGAGTATGACCCTGCTGAAAGAAAAACCGGAATGTTGCTGAAGTTCCAATGGGTCGACGGTTCTGGCTTTTGGGATAACGCCATGGCTATATTTCAGTTGATGTTTGAGAGAAGCCTTGAGCGGAAGCTGCAGCAATGGATTGATGAAGAATTTTAAGGCGGTGATGCCATGAATCAAGAGGTAGGTTCAATTATGGGCTATCTATACAAACTGTATCCTGTTCAAGTGTATGAAGAAGAAATACCGCAGGACTTTGCTGTTCCGTCTCTTTACTTTCCACCGGCTTCCACGGTCGATGGGACGGACACAGTATCTACGTTTCAGAAAGCCTATGTTTTAAACGTGAAACTATTTCACGAGAACGCACAGAAGGCTCATAACGAAGCGGAACGAATTGCGGATACACTTAGAAGCAGAAGGGGCATAATTCCGCTTATACAAGAATCTGGCGAGGATACGGGGGATTTTATTCGCCTATCTCGAATAGAAACGCGGGTATCAGATGATTACGCGACCATTGTCTTAAACTGGACGAGCCGCTATTGGTATGAGCGGGAAGAACAGCGTTCAATGGATGGTTTTAAATTTAAAAGTGGGGTGAAATGATGGCCACTAAAAAAGAGAAAGCAGAAAATGCTTTTTATATTAAGGATTTGCGAGAGCACAGTCGAGAGCTCTTTGGTGTAAAACCCGAGGTGTTTGACGGTGCTCTTTTTCATGTTCATAAAACAAGTATTACAAAATCGGAAGCGAAGAAGTTGATTACTCAGTTTCTTCAAAAGGAGGTCAAATAGATGAACGGGGGGACTTTCACGCCCGGTAAGGAAAAAGAGCGTGCCGGTATTTACTTTAACTTCAAAACGACCGCGGAAAACCGTGTTTCTGCAGGAGAACGTGGAACAGTTGCACTGCCGATAGCGTCCAGCTGGGGTGAGGTTAAGAAATTCATTTCTATTTCTTCAATTGAGGACCTGAATAAAAAAGTGGGGTTGAACATTGATGATCCTTCGCTGTTGCTTTTACGTGAGGCTTTGAAGAAGGCGAATACAGTCTTGCTTTATCGCTTGACGGAAGGTCTTCGTGCTTCAGCAGACATCAGCGAAGGTGTAAAAGCTACTGCTCTTTATGGCGGCACAAAGGGTAATGACATCATTATCAGCATTACAGAAAACGTTATTGACTCTTCAAAAGTCGATGTCACTACCTACCTTGATCAGTCAGAAGTTGATAAACAAACAGTTTCTAAAGCTGAAGAGCTTAAACAAAATAACTATGTCACGTTTACAGGGAAAGGGGATTTAACAGTCACTATTCCGTTAACCGGTACGGCTCCTGAAGACGTAAGCGGTGCTCTTCCGGCATCTTCCGGAGTCCGCTTGTCAGGTGGAACAGACAAAACACCGACCAATGCTGATTATACAGCTTTCTTGGAAGCGGCTGAAACGGAATACTTTGACACAATCGCTTTACCTGTAGAGGATAACGAGCAATTAAAAGCAACGTTTGTTGCGTTTATCAAACGGCTGAGAGACAACCAAGGGCAAAAGGTTCAAGGTGTTCTTTCAAATTACAAGGGAGACCATGAGGGTATTATCAATGTAACTGGTGGCGTCCTACTTGAAGATGGAACGGAGATCACTCCTGAAAAAGCTACGGCTTGGGTTGCCGGCGCAAGTGCGGGGGCTACATTTAATCAATCACTTACATTTGTAGAATATGAGGGAGCTGTAGATGTCCTTAACCGAATTGACAACGACGAAATCGTTGAACGATTGTCAAATGGGGAATTCTTGTTTACTTATGATTCTCGTGATAAATCAGTATCGGTTGAAAAGGACATTAATTCACTCACAAGCCTAACAGCAGAGAAAAATAAGATGTTCCAGAAAAACAAAATTGTCCGTGTACTTGATGCAATCAATAATGATGTGACATCTCAATTGAAAGCATTGATCAAGTCTCGAAAAGCGAGCGGCAGTGATGTTCCCGCTACAAATGACGGACTGCAGTTTGTAAAAACGCTGATTACTCAATACTTGAGTGTTCTTCAAGATAACGGGGGCATTACTGATTTTGATTCAGAGAATGACATTACAATTGCTCTGAATAATGATCGTGACGGCTTTCTGATTGATCTTGCAGTTCAACCGGTGGATGCAGCTGAAAAATTCTACTTTAATGTTGAGGTGAAATAAGAATGGCATTAAAAGCGCAAAATACCATCTCGGGTAAAGAGGGCAGACTGTTTCTTGATGGAGAAGAAATGGCTCATATCAAAACGTTTGAAGCCAATGTGGAGAAAAATAAATCCGAGGTAAATATCATGGGCCGTAGGATGACGGGGCACAAAACGACTGGAGCAAATGGAACGGGAACGGCCACTTTTTATAAAGTGACTTCTCAATTTGTTCTTATTATGATGGATTATGTAAAAAAGGGAAACGATCCTTATTTCACCTTACAAGCTGTTCTGGATGACGCCTCTTCTGGTCGTGGCACTGAACGAGTCACCTTGTATGATGTGAACTTTGATTCTGCGAAAATCGCTGGGCTTGATGTTGATTCAGAAGCATTAGAGGAAGAGGTACCGTTTACCTTTGAGGATTTTGATGTGCCTGAACAGTTAAAATCCACATTCTAATCACTTTCACGAAAAATCGTGAAACCATCACGAGATATTCACGAAAAAATATGGTAAGATTACTTTAGAAGTAATTCAACTGAACAAGTTTCATATAGAAACATGTATTTCTTTCAAAAGAAATGCATAAAATAAAAAAATACCGGAGTGCTGCAACACTCCGGCCCGTACAAATGCTGGCTCCTCATTGGAGCGCTGGCTATAGGTGTATTTAGATATGGACCTACCCTAGAAGTTTCTCAGGCCTCAAAGGGTGGTCTATTTCTTTTTGTCTATATACGTCAACAAGGCGAGAATAAACATTCCCGTTCCAAGCATTAAACTAAGCGCTTGAAATGTCGACATAGGCGTCACCCCCTTTCAGGGGATTTAGCCAGCAGACCACCTTTGAGTTAGCCGTGCAAATGTACAGGAATAATTATACACTAGACAACCATTTTTGTGGTTGTCTTTTTTGTTGGCTTAAATCGATTGAATTTAATTTTAAAGGAGTTAATGTACATGAGCGAAAAACAAAACAAAAAGGTATACGATCTTTCATTCTTTATGCCGGGACAAACAATTGAAGCTGAGGAAGTGAAAGTACCGATTTCTAAACGATTTGTAGACAAAGAAGGCAATGTTGTTCCATTCATTTTCAAAGCCATTACGACTGAACGAATTGATGAGCTGGAGAAAGAGAATACGACTTACAAGAATGTAAAAGGCCGCGGCCGTGTGAAGGACTTGGACAGCCAACGCTTTTATGCTCGTATTGCGGTTGAAACGACTGTTTACCCTAACTTTAAAGCTAAGGAACTACGTGAGGCTTACAAAACAGAAGATCCGGTGGAAGTTGCAAAACGTGTTCTTTCAGTTGGCGGTGAATATGCAAATTGGCTAAACAAAGCAATTGAAATCAACGGTTTTGATGATGATCTCGAAGACCTTGAAGAAGCAGCAAAAAACTAGTAAAAGACGGGGACAAAGAGGCTGTATATCTTTACTATGCTATGCATGAGCTCAAATACGCCCCGTCAGAATTAAGAGAACTATATGAGGCTCCGAAAGCATTCAAGGCGCTCTTATATGGGTTAATCGGTTTTAAGCTTGAGCTGTTAGAAAAAGAAGCGAAGAAGGGAGGTAATTAACTATGGCTAAACTAACAGCCACGTTTGAATTACATGATAAGATTTCCCGCAAGCTTCGAATGATACAAGGCAATGCTGAAAGACTTAAGAGGGCTGCTAATGGCCCTCTTATTTTTGATGCTGAAGATCGGACTGAGAAAGTTATGCGGAGAATTGACCGATCAGCCAACCGTTTGACCGGTCGGGCTCGATCGCTTGAAGTGGATTTAGATGATCGAGCTTCGAATGGCTTACATTCTATACGTCAGCAAGCTGAGGATCTTACCGAGGGCAGCCATGAGGTGACAGTTTCCGTAAATGATCAAGCTACACCACGTTTTCGTTTGATCCGTGGAGGTCTCTCTGATTTGAATCGCTCGCACGCTGAGCCAACTGTTTCAGTTCGTGATCATGCTTCAAACCAATTAGATGAGATCCGTCGTCATGTGTCCGATGTAGACGGCGAACATGCTGAGCCAACTGTTTCTATTAAGGATAGAGCTTCAGCGGCTCTGGATGCAATTGAAGCGAAAATAGACAGCTTGAAGGATGCTACCATTACTCTGGCAGTTGCAGGCGGTTTTTCTGCAGGTTCAATTATGGGTTCTGGTAAGAGTACAATGTCTCAGGATGCTTACGTGTCAGCAACTTCAAACGTTAATAAGAAAGATGTTGCAAGAATGACGGATCAGATCTATTTCAACAATAAAGCGGGCAGTTCTCGGGAAGAAGTCAGTTTATCTCTAAGAAACTTATCGCAACAGACAGGGGCGTCTAAAAAAGCTCTTGCTGAATTGACTGAGTCGTCAAGTAAGATTGCCCAGCTTATGAATGCTGATCAAGCTGAGGTAGATCGTGCTTTCAGTTCAATGTATAACAACTTGAAATTGTCTGGAAAACAAAGCGGAGACTTAATTGCTTATGTATATCGGAATGCCGGTGACCAAGCTGACGATTTATTGGATACGATGAATGAATACAGTTCCACCTTTAAAGACTTGAAGCTCACAGGCGGCCAGATTGCAAACGCCATGATAAAAGGAACAAAGGGTGGCGCCAGAAACTTCGATAACCTAGCCGATAGTATGCGTGAGTTTAACATCCGCCGAACCGAAATGTCTGATAGCCAAGTGGACGCATTTAAAACGCTGTTCGGAGCCAAGGAAACTAAGAAAATGTTCAAGGGCTTCAAAGATGGTTCAATAAGCGGAGAGGAAAGTTTATTTAGGGTGGCAAAAGCACTTTCTAAAGTGAAAGACAAAACAAAGCGGGCTGCTATTGCGACTGAGCTTATTGGAACACAATATGAAGACCTCAAGCAACCGATTTTAGATATGGCTGAGGGTATTGGTACAAGTGCCAAAACAAGCGGTGAATTAGAACGAAGCTTTACGAAACTTCGGGATAATAATCCGATGACACCGGTTAATGATGCCATGAGAGATTTTGAAAGCATATCTAAGGATATGGGAACTTCTCTGCTAACTGGATTAGGGCCAGCCTTTGATAAAATCAGCTCGTTCATTAACAGTAAAGAAGGTCAGGAAAAGCTTAAAGAGATCAAAAAAGATATTGCTGATCTTGGTAAGGAGATAGGTGATAAGTTAAACGTAGCCATTGAGTGGAGCGTCAACCATTGGGAAGATTTAAAAACAGCGATTAAAGTTGTGATCCCTTCTTTAATTGGGTTGATTGGTTATTTGAAAATACTACGTCCGCTGTTAAAAGGCATAGGTACTGTCGGAAGTGATGCAGCAGGCGTAATCCGAAAGCTAATTCCCAAACGTACTCCTGAAGCTGGCGCTAATACGCGAAGTGAAAGGAGGAACAGAAACAGTAATCGTAATGCCAGCACAAGGAGCAGAGAATCCAAAACTGCCACAAGTCCAACGAGTTTACCTCGAAGCGGCAGCTTAACATGTTGCTGTTGTAGCGATGGAGGTAAAAATGATCGCATTCGTAGAAGACGAGGGAAAAGAGTTTTAGGACGACGGGGTAATCTAAACCGAATGAACCCTTCTGACAGTTCAATTGTTGTGTCATCTGAACGGTTGGAGAGAAGGCGTTCCGGTAGAACTGTAGGTACTAATCCAACCGGAGGATCAAGACCAGCAATAACCACTACGAGATCGGAGCTATACTCAGCTGGTAGAGCTGCAGGCGGTACATCGAAGTTCGGGAAAGTCTTAAGTCCTCTGAAAAGTGTTGGCAAGTTTGCAAAAGGAGTCCCTCTATTAGGAACAGCGTTAGCGGCAACCGATTTAATTGGGATGAATAAAGATAATGTTGGTGAAAAGATTGGATCAGCTGGCGGTGGTCTTGCTGGAGCGGCTACAGGAGCAGCTATTGGCAGTGTTATTCCAGGAGTGGGAACAGCCATTGGTGGAATAGTTGGTGGTATAGCAGGCACCATGGGTGGTTCAAGTTTAGGTAAAGCGTTTGATGGTTCAGAAGTAAAGAAGAAACTAAACAGTACATTATTTGATCAAAAATGGTGGTCTGAAAAATGGTCCGGCATTAAGAGTAATGCGAAGACTTCTCTCAATGGGTTAAGTGATACATGGTCTCATGTAAAAGAAAAGGTGAAGTCTACTTTATTTAATAGTGAATGGTGGTCTGAGAAGTGGTCTGGTGTTAAAAGCTGGGCACAAGACAAATGGAATAGTGCATCATCTGTTTGGGAGTCCGTAAAGCGAAAAATAAAATCCACTTTATTTAGTGAGAAGTGGTGGTCAGGAAAGTGGGAAGGCGTAAAAGGTTGGGCTCAAAGTAAATGGGACAGCGCGTCTTCTGTTTGGCAATCTGTTAAAGGAAAACTGAAATCCACTTTATTTAGCGAGAAGTGGTGGTCAGGAAAATGGGAAAGTGTAAAAAGCTGGTCCAAAAATAAATGGGACAATGCTAAATCAATATGGAAAAGTGTTAAGAGTTCCATCTCAGAAACCCTTTTTAGTAAGAAGTGGTGGTCTGAAAAGTGGCAAAGTGTAAAGGAATTGGGAAGCAGTATTTTGGGCGGAGTAAAAGAAGTCGGTGGGAAAGTAGCTTCAAGTGCGAAAAAAACTGCTGGTAAAGCGTGGGGATATGTGAAGAGTGGCGTAAATTATTTATTTGGTACGGGAAAAGAAAAGCCAAAGAAACATGCTACTGGTGGTTACATTACGAAGCCAACAATATCTTGGATTGGTGAAGCAGGTAAAGAGTTTGTTATTCCCGTTGAGAATAATAAAGGTCGCGGCAAAATGCTCCTTTCTCAAGCTGCTTCGAAATTAGGGATGAGTGTAGTTGATGATATAGCGTCTGCTTCATCTGCAGGAGGTGAACCAGCAACTTCCCCGCTAATCCGTAGAGCGGCGGTGACTGCTTCTGTATCTCCTATAATTGACACATCCAGTCTTGATGAACAAGCGACTTCATTTGGTCAACAGTTCACTAAAGGCTTTGATCAAGGAATTGGAGATAATGTTGTTTCTATGGAATCTTGGAAACAGAAAAACGTTGGACAGCCAATGAACAATTTAATCTCTTATTCTCCGAATTACGGAAAGCAAGTGGTCAATGGATATGCTAAAGGTCAGAACAGCACTTCGACCGGTACAGATGGCTTCTTGCAGACGAAGGTTAAAACGCCATTTCAGAACACTGTTAATAAATCTTCATCATGGGGAAGCGGAACGGTCAAAGGTTTTGCTTCTGGACAAAATAGTTCACAAACTGGTACTGATCAATACGTCAGCACTCATATTAACAAGCCGTTTATCCGATCTAAAGAATCATCAAACGGATGGGGAAGCAGTATGATCAGTAATTTTGTTTCAGGCATGACTTCTAAGGCAAGTGAAGTCCATGAGGCTGCCAAGGAACTGGCGAAAAAAGTTGAGAAGGCATTTCGTGAAGAGCTTGATATTCACTCACCTTCCCGTGTCATGATGAGTCTCGGTCGCTTTGCCTCTATAGGTATTGTAAAAGGTCTGGATTCTGTCGATGTGAAAAAGTTTGCTGAAAAACAAGCAGGCTCACTAGCTGCTGCTTATTCCGGAATGGGAGCAGTAAGCGGAAATGTGAAGCAATGGCTTATGGCTGCTATCATGGCTACAAAGACGCCGGTGAGCTGGCTCCCAGGGCTGATGACAATTGCTCAGCATGAGTCAGGCGGTAATCCGAAGGCAATCAACTTATGGGATAGTAATGCGAAAGCAGGACATCCATCTCAGGGGCTCATGCAGACAATCCCAAGTACCTTCAACGCACACAAATTGCCAGGCATGAATAACATTCTTAACCCGATTCACAACGCTGCTGCTGCGATTGGCTATATCAAAAGCAGATATGGATCAATTAATAATGTACCAGGCATTAGAAGCATGAGGCACGGAGGTCCATATGTTGGCTACGCTAACGGCGGACTTATTACCAAAGAGCAGATTGCACGTGTCGGTGAAGGAAACAAACGGGAATGGATCATTCCGGAGGAGCGAGGCATCCGTGGACGTTATTTATTAGCCCAAGCAGCTAAGGCACTCGGAATGGAAGTCACAGACCCATCTCAAAAAGGCCAAACTGAACTATCTTCCGGTCAAGTAACAGCAGCCACAACAGGCAGTCATCAAACAACTGTTACAGCATCAGGAGGTAAAGAGGTTATTATTCAATTTAATGGCGATCAGCATTTTCACAATGACCAAGATATGAACAGCCTTGTAGCTAAGATTAAGCAGGCTCTTGTCGATGAGCTTGAACAGGATATCAACATTGGAACGAAGGGAGTCGTTGCTTTTGACTAAATCCATATATGAATTCTGGATTTCACAAGGGAAGGATAAGCTACGGCTTCCTGTCCTTCCTGAACAAATTGATATTTCAAACACAATTCAAAATGAATCAGTAAAAGTGGCTAGTTTTGGGGAGATCACTTTTATTGATAAACCGGGAGCGAAAGAAATTTCGTTCTCTTCTTTTTTTCCAAAGAAACATAGCCCGCTTGCTGAGTATAAGGGATTTCCTTCTCCTGAAAATGCTATTGCAAAGATCGAGAAATGGGTGAAAGCTAAAAAGCCGGTTCAATTCTTAATTACTGGAACGAAAATTAATTTAACTTGCAGTATCGAGGTTTTTTCATATAGCGAGGGCCAAAAAGATATAGGTGATCGTGATTATGAAATAAAGCTGAAGGAATACAAAACTGCTTCGCCGCGGAAGATCAAGCAGAAGAAAAAGACGAAGAAGAAACGACCATCTAAATCAGCTCCTAAAACATACACCGTTAAGAAAGGCGATACACTGTGGGACCTTGCCGGTAAATTTTATGGAGACAGCACAAAGTGGCGCAAAATCTGGAACGTCAATAAAAAGGCTATGATCAAACGAAGTAAACGTAATATCAGGCAGCCAGGACACTGGATCTTTCCTGGGCAAAAATTAAAGATACCGCAGTAAGCAGGTGATGACATGATAGAACTTTTCGTCATTAAAGAAACGGAATGGCTTGAGCTGGTAACAGAAAGTGTTTCTCTTGAGGGACAACGGTATCAGGCTCCGCGATCAATCACAGCAAAGATCATAACGAAACAAGGAACCCATTCATATTACAGCGTATCAGAAGGAGATACGGTTCTGTTTAAGTGGAAAGGGAAAGAGCTGTTTCGAGGTATTGTGTTTTCTCGCAATCCGGAAGAACATGGGCTGACCTTTACGGCTTATGACATGCTGCAATATCTGGTTAAGAACAAAGATGTTTATGTGTTCTCCAATAAGCGTGCAGACGAGATTATTAAGCGCCTGGCAAGAGATTTTCAAATTCCAACGACATCCATTGCAAATACGGGTTACACCATTAAATCATTAGTGTTTAAAGATGATACGAGCCTTTATGACATGATTCTGAAAGCTTTGAAACAAACGAAAAGCCAAACCGGAAGGAATTATCAATTATATTCTGCGAAGGGGAAGCTTGGCCTTCGCGCTTGGCCTGATCCGTCAGAAGTATGGGTACTGGAAACGGGTGTGAACATTACTGGTTATCAATACAGCACTTCCATTAATGACACAGTCACAAGAGTAAAGCTGCGGCGTCAGAAAGACAATAAAACATACACGGCCACCGCAAGCGACAGCGCAGGCATAAACAAATACGGCGTCCTTCAGTATGTTGAAACAGTATCAGATAACATTAACCAAGCACAGTTGCAGCAGCGTGCGAAAGTTAAACAGGCACAGAAGAAAGGCGTCAAAAAAGAACTCAAAAGTATTCAAGCAATTGGGATTCCAGATCTTCAGAGTGGTTTGCCCGTCTATATTTCAATTCCGGAAGTCGGGGTTAAGAAAACATACTGGATTGAAACAGATAAACACGAATTTAAAGGATCGACACACACGATGACCATTGATGTGGTTGAGAAAAATTCTATCCCTGATGGTGTTTCCTCATGAGATTAAGTGAAGCAATCAAACATTTGGCTGTCGGTGCAGTTGATTCTGAGTCACCAGTGGATATTATGCCGGCTGAAGTGGTTTCCGTTTCTCCTGTTGAAATAAGGCTTAATGAAAATGACAAATTAATAATACCTGCTGATTTGATTATTGTTCCAAAGCGGCTGCGGCCCGGTGAAGAAGAAGCGTTGAATACTGGTGAGCGTGTGATGATTGTCTCCTTAAAAGGCGGGCAATCATTTTTTATTCTCGACAAAATATAGGAGGTGTTTGGAATGGCTTTGTCTCCGGAAATCGAGTTTGAGGATATAGAAGATGACAGCGAAGTCATAGAAACCTCGCAAACCTACAAAATAGATTTTGAAAATGGCCGTATCACAAATGAAATGATTACTGGCCTTGAAGCAATCAGGCAGTTTGTATATTTATCTCTTCATACTGAGCGATACGCCTATTCTGTTTTCAGCCATGACATTGGAAATGAGCTTCAAGACATCTTGGCGGATAATGAAACAACAGACGCATATAAGAAAATGGAGATTCCGCGGCTAATAGAGGAAGCGCTGATCTATGACGATCGTGTTTCCTCTGTATCAGATTTTGAAATAGAAAAACAAGGTGATTCGTTCCATGTTTCCTTTACAGTCGAAACGGACGAGGGAAAATTGGAGATCGAGGAGGTGCTTGGTGAAGATGTTTGAAGATCAAACTTTTGAAGAAATTATGGACCGGATGCTGAACAGAATTTCAGCGGACATTGATACAAGGGAAGGAAGCGTGATTTATAACGCGTTAGCTCCTGCAGCTGCAGAATTGGCCAAGTCTTATATTTGGCTCGATACGGTGCTGGAACTTGTCTTCTCGGACACAGCACAAGGAGAATTTTTAGATCGTCGGGCTACTGAAGCCGGCATCGAGCGAACGGCTGCCACGAAAGCAGTCCGGGCAGCGGAGTTTACTGAAGGAGTAACCATTCCAGTGGGTTCCCGCTTTTTTGTAGATAACCTGTATTTCCAATACACAGCTGACGGGACGTTGGAATGTGAAACAGCGGGGGAAGCGGGGAACGCAAATATTTCCGGCCAGAATCTATTGTCATTAGACACCATACCAGGACTCCAAAAAGCGATCGTGAAAGAGATTCTAATCCCTGGTCGAGAAGAGGAGGATGATGACAGTTTAAGAGCTAGATATTTTACCCGCGTGCGTCGGGAAGCTGTCAGTGCCAATAAAGCTCACTATAAACAATGGGCTGAAGAAGTAGACGGAGTAGGGAAGGTAAAGGTCTTTCCGCTTTGGAACGGGGACGGTACAGTCAAAATTGTCGTGACCAATGCTAACTTGGAACCTGCTTCCGATATTTTAATATCAAAGGTGAAAAACTATATTGATCCTGAACCCGGACAAGGTGAGGGACAAGCGCCAATAGGTGCCTTTGTCACAGTGGAGAGTGCGATATGGAAAGAGGTTGAGATTTCAGCCGAGGTATTTCCCGAGGTCAATAGCTCTATCGATCAGGTAAAGCAAGAAATTGAATCAGGTGTTTTAAATCTTTTTAAAAAGATTGCCTTTGAAGATAACGTCATCCGTTTATCGCAGATTAATAATATCGTCTACAATTCACCTTCAGTAAGTGATTACGCAGATATTAAAATCAACGGCGTGACCGAAAATTTGGTTCTGAGTGACGTGGAAATCCCTAAATTGGGGCAGGTGAACATCATTGAGCAAACTCGATGAAATGACTGCTTACCTGCCGCCGTTCCTTACCAAATTGAAAGAAATGGCGGAACTTCTTCAGGCAGAAGCTCCGGAATTTGAAAAGCAAAATAATAGCATCTTTGATCTGACAGATCAGTTGTTTGTTACTACGGCAACCTGGGGGCTTGAACGATGGGAAAAGATTTTGAACGTACCGCGGGAATCAGGTGACCCCGATGAGATCCGCCGATTGCGTCTAATCTCTAAAATGTCCAATATACCGCCGGCAACATATAAGGCCATTGAACAGGCATTGAACCGGTTCCTGAAAAATCCGTCTGCTCAGGTCAGGCTGCTTCAAGGACAGTACCGTTTTAATGTTGATATTGATATAGATGATATGCAGCATATGAGCGAGCTCATAGAAACATTGGAGAATATGAAGCCAGCTCATTTGGCATATACCTTGCGAGCTGCTGTGAATGAGCCACTCAAGATAAAAGATACTGTCATTTTGAATAACAGAAGGTATCGAAAAGCAAGTGAGCTAAAGGTAGGTTATTCCGTCACGCTCAATAATAACGAGGTGGTCCTTGCATGATTACGCAGGTTTATAGAGAGCGTACAGCTGCAGATTTGAAAAATAGGATATCGAAAGTGCTACTGAATGGGAGTGAAACAGAAATTGTGGAACTCACCATTCACGGTGCGGTTGTCACGGTACTTACTCAACGAGAGGAAGATATCAAACATATTAAGAGTGTGCAGATCCTTGATGAACAAAACAACGTAATTACGGAAAGAACAACAGATTTAGACGTCAGTAATAATAGAACGCTAGATTTTAGGATTACTTTCGAGGTGGTGTAGCAAATGGCTTATGATGCAAAAACAGATTGGCTCCCGGACGATCCGATTAATGAAGATGATGTGAACCGTTGGGAGAAAGGCATTCAAGATGCGCATAAAGATTTAGCTGTACATAAAAATGACATGAACAACCCTCACAATACAACAAAGGCGCAAATCGGGCTAGGGAACGTTGATAATGTACAGCAAGCTTCGAAAAAAGAATTTGAAGAGCATCGTAATGATTTACAACGGCACATTACACCAGTGGAACGGGAGAATTGGAATGCAAAAGAAACAATTGTCGGAGCTCAGGAAAAAGCGGATAAGGCTTTATCGGATGCAAAATATTACGTGGATACCAACTATAAAAATAACAATCTGACGTTAATTACTGGAGACAATGCTATTCAAGATGCAAGAACAGGAGGGGAAGAATATCCTTTAGGACTGACCTTAATGGACATTGGGCAGGGAAATACTACAGGCTACCCCTTGGGTTATGGCATTGTCAAAAATGAAAAATATAATAATTACCGTTTCACTCAATACTTTTACGGAACAGGGAATGAGTCTGGGACTTACTATGACAGTACAGGAGTTTGGATTAGACACTGGTGGAGTGGTTCAGGCTGGACTCCGTGGCAAAAGATATCAGGTTTTGCTCATGCGAATATTGGAACTACAGGTGTTCAGTATTTAAAAAAGATTGATCACACTAAAATTGCATTTAACAGGGTCATCAAGGATAGCCATAATGCTTTTGATACTAAAAACAATCGATTTATTTCTCCGAACGATGGAATGTACTTAATCGGGGCAAGTATATATACCTTAAATTATACATCTTATATAAACTTTCATTTGAAGGTTTACCTAAATGGAAAAGCATATAAAACACTGCACCATGTAAGAGGAGACTTTCAGGAAAAGGATAATGGGATGAATCTTGGTTTAAACGGCAATGCGACTGTACCCATGAATAAAGGAGATTACGTTGAAATCTGGTGCTACTGTAATTACGGAGGAGACGAAACACTGAAAAGGGCAGTAGATGATAAAAATGGTGTATTTAACTTTTTTGATATACAAGAACTTGGAGGCCGAAACTATCCAAGATTTTAGGAGGTAACGATGAATATAGGTGAAGCTATTCTTTTTAAATACCCAACAGCTGATCCCACAAAGGATTTTATTGTCCAGAATAATGGTGATGGAACTCCCTCATATATAGCAGAGTGGAATATTAGGGCACCTATACCCACGGAAGCAGAGTTAAAAACTTGGTGGGAAGAGCTTCAGAGTACATCTGCATATGAACCACCAGTTCAAGTGGATCTACTTGCAAGAGAGTTGTCACAGGAAAAACTGGCTCGTAAACAGCTTGAAGAATTAAACCAAACTTTGGGAAGCGAGCTTTCAAAAATAAAGTTGCAACTGCTTACTCTACAAGGAGGGCAAGGTTCATGAATTATTGGGTGCTGGCTTTGCATTATAACTGGGCTTCTTCTGAAATGGTGAAACAGGCAATTCATCTCAAAGATTGTTCGCCCGAAGATTTACAGGAAGGAATAGAGAAAAAACTCATTACAGCTGAACAGTATAAAGAGATCACAGGAGAAGCCATTTAGGGCTTTTTTATTTTTCCTTAAAGGAGGTGGTTCCGTTGTAAACCCATGCTCACCACTAATGATCTACAATAGCAAGGAGGATTTATAATGGCATCATATAGTTTTCAATTTTCAACAGATGCAACTGGTAAGCCGGGGGCAGCCAAGCCATACAGAGAAGGAAACAGAGATTTTGTTGTGCCGGTAGCTTCAATCTCCGGTAATTCAGAGCTGCTGACGAACGCAGTTTTAAAAGCCACTGAAGTCTACACGCAATATGGACAAGATCGATTAGGTCAGGTTTTAATTTCAAAAGTAAAAGGTCACGCTTATTCTGATCGTGAAGGAACCTTATTCATCGAAGAAAGTAATGATATGAATACATGGACCACTGTCTCTTCATTGGTAGTTAAAGCAAATACGCTTGGCGAGACTGAATGGATTCATTTAACTAAACGCTATTTCCGTTTCAGATACGCAAATGGTAACCTGCAGCAATCTGAATTTTTACTATACCAGTCACTGGGCGCAGGTGAAGAGGATATAAACATTAACCACACTGTTCCTATTACAGCAGTTGCTCCGTTGTCAGTCCAGTTAGATAAAAACGGTTTAACTAATGATGGTCGTTTAAAAGTTCAAACTGAAGGCTTGAACCTTAGCTCATTAGACACTCAAGCAAAAACAATAGATGTTGTTTTTCATGATAAAACAGAAACAATCGGGGAAGGTACTTCGTTAACTGTTGGATCATTTAAAACGTTGCTCATTGAGGTTTATGGAACGGCTGAGACAAGTGAGTTGAAGTTCTGGGGTAAATCCTTATCGGGAACAAAAAGAGCCCTTAGAGGTCAGAAAGTGGATGACGGAACATTTGCCACTAGCACAAAAGGGAAATCAGAAGCTTGGTCATTTAACATTACTGGCTTTAAAGAAATTGTTATGGAGCTTACAGCTTTAACAAATGGAAACTTTTCAGTTCGAGGGACGGCCGTCTCATAAGATCCGGCTGTCCTTTTTTATTTGCCTCGGAGGAGGTGATTAGAAATGGAGGAGACAAGTTTGTTTATCAATTTTGAAACATTAGATTTAGCAAGAGTATATTTATTTGGTGGGGTGAAGTATCTTGATTTACTTCTAGTTCTTAGCATAATAGACGTTTTAACAGGAGTAATTAAGGCATGGAAATTCAAGAAACTGCGAAGCCGGAGCGCATGGTTTGGCTATGTCCGCAAGCTACTCAATTTCTTTGCGGTCATTTTGGCAAACGTGATTGATACAGTACTCAATTTGAACGGTGTCTTAACCTTTGGTACCGTTCTTTTTTATATCGCTAATGAAGGTTTGTCAATAACTGAAAACTTAGCACAAATCGGTGTTAAAATCCCTTCAACGATAACAGCTCGATTACAAACAATTGAGAACGAAAAAGAACAGAGTAAGAATAGTGCAGACAAAGCTGCTGGCTAAGCCAGTGGCTTTTTTTATTATACAGACAGAAGGAGAGAGGATATATGGCCATTAAAGTTGTAAAGAATCTAGTCTCTAAATCAAAGTATGGATTGAAATGTCCTAATCCAATGAAAGCTGAATATATTACTATTCATAACACTGCGAACGATGCTTCAGCAGCTAATGAGATTTCTTACATGAAGAATAACTCTAGCTCAACGAGTTTTCACTTTGCAGTAGACGATAAACAAGTCATTCAAGGAATTCCAACAAATCGTAACGCTTGGCATACAGGAGATGGAACAAACGGTACAGGGAATCGTAAGTCGATTGGTGTCGAAATTTGTTATAGCAAGTCAGGAGGGGCACGATATAAGGCAGCGGAAAAGCTTGCTATTAAGTTTGTGGCGCAGCTACTTAAAGAACGCGGATGGGGCATTGATCGTGTCCGTAAGCACCAAGACTGGAACGGTAAGTATTGCCCGCACCGCATTTTGTCAGAGGGTAGATGGAATCAAGTTAAGGCTGCCATTGAAAAAGAATTAAAGGCGCTAGGTGGGAAAACAAACTCAAGCAAAGCAAGTGTAGCTAAAAAGAAAACAACAAACACAAGCAGCAAAAAAACGTCATATGCGCTACCATCCGGTATTTTTAAAGTGAAGAGCCCAATGATGAGAGGGGAAAAGGTAACACAAATTCAAAAAGCACTGGCTGCACTATACTTTTACCCGGATAAAGGAGCAAAAAACAACGGCATTGACGGCGTGTATGGTCCGAAAACAGCAGATGCAATTAGACGATTCCAGTCTATGTACGGGCTTACTCAAGACGGTATTTACGGACCAAAAACGAAAGCGAAACTTGAAGCTCTCTTGAAGTAAATAAATAGTCTCCTTGAGTATCTTTCTCAAGGAGATACTTATGTTTATTTTGTTACAGATAGTTCAAAATTATTCTAATATTTGAGTAAAAAGTATTATTTTTCTAGTCTGAACATAATGTTATCATTTACATGTAAATAATTTAAAAGAAAGGGATTGATTTCATGTTTAAGAAATTACTTTTAGCAACATCTGCATTAACATTCTCTTTATCATTAGTTCTTCCGTTGGATGGACATGCCAAAGCTCAAGAGGTAACATTACAGGCACAGCAGGAAGTCACTTATCAAACTCCCGTTAAACTATCCGAATTACCAACTAATACAACTGAACAATCTGGTGAATTTCACACAAATGGTATTAAAAAATGGATTGCTAAAGAAGCAATGAAGGCAACAGCCAGTGCGCTTCGACATGGTGGGAGAATTGTTGGTGAGGTAGTCGATGAGTTAGGTGGATCAGCAGGAAAAACATTCGCAAAACATACTGATGATGTAGCAGATGCTTTGGACGAGTTAGTTAAACGAGGTGACGTTGTGGAGGACGCAATTATTGACACGGTTTCCTCATATCTAATTGATGCTGGTGTAAAATCTTCTACAGCTAGAACTATTGCAAGTGTATTTACTTTCTTAGCTTTTTAATTGAGGTGATTTGAATTGGTAACAGTAGAAGAAAGGCTTGACAACCTAGAAAAAAAAGTCGAGAAGCAGGCTTTTCAACTAAGGTTAGTCCAACAATTAGCAGCTGATTATGATCGGTTTGGCTTATTTGATCAAGTTTTGGCCTATGATTTAAGTGAAAAACAGTATCAAGAATTAAGAGAGTTAACGAGCCAGTACACTGATAAGATTAAAAATGGCGAAGAGGTCTCTCTTCATAACTTTACTGAAGAATTTAAAAGAATTTTGAAAGATATTGAAAAAGAAGTGGATTTCGAAAAGTTTATTTCTCTCTGGTTAAAGGGACCAGAAGAAGGTTTTGGATTTTCTAAAGCTTTACATAACCATTTCTTTAA